TCAAGCCGCACATCCATTTTCATGCGAGCGCTCATATTCGATCACAGAATCCAGCGGATACAATATACGCCCCCTGAGTTTCAGATAGCGCGGTCCAATCTTCATGCATCTCCAGTTTGCAAGCGTTGTCTCGGTGACGGCATTCCTCCACCTCTGTACAAGCTCATTAGGGCGGAGAAACTCATGGTTTATATTCATAGAGTGATTCGCATTCATGCTGCGTCTGCCTTTTCTGCCAGGGCGCTGGCTATCTGGAAATTCTCCCGCACGAGCGCTGCGGCCGGGGGAGGGCTGACGCTGTTGCCTACCATGCGCACCTGTGCGGATTTTGTGAGGTTGATGCGCTGGCCTTCTGGCCCGGCGCCGTGTTCGATGATGTAGGATTCCGGGAAGCCTTGCGCGCGAAACAGCTCCCGCGGCGAAAGCATCCGCAGGCCAATGTCCACGATGGCGTAGGATTCGCCGTGGATGTTTACGGTGACGAGGCCGAAGCGATCTTTTGAAGTGATCGTGTGCAGCGGTTCGAGCATCTTCGGGTCTTGGTCGGTTCCATAATATTTGACCATGAAGGCCAGCACCTCGGCGTGGTGGGTGCCGCCTGCGCTGATGGTGTGCAGGGGCTCATAAACCGGCTGACCCACATTCTGCCCGCGCATCTTGACAATGGTAGATGCCACGAGGGAATGGTGGTCAATGCTGGTCACCGTGCCGACGGGCTGGTTGACCGCCTGGCCGACGACCCCGCCATAGTGCTTTGTAAGGAACGCGGCGACATTTTCCCCATGCCCCGCAGGTTGCCCGCCGATGACGGGGGCAATGAACGGCGCTGGCGCGTTCACGACATAGCGCATGATACCCTTGGCGATGCGGCGGCAGGTGGCCTCCGCGAGGGGCTGGCGCCGGTCGAAGATCGACGGGCACGGAATTGACCAGTCGATGCACTCGGCCGCCGTCCTGTATGGCTCCCGTCCGGTTCCATGTGTCGGTTCCGGCCAGGCAATGCGCTGGCCGTCACAGCGGGCAATCAGGAACAGGCGCTTGCGGATGGTGGGTGCGCCATAGTCACAGGCCCGCAGCTCGCGCCACTCCACCTTGTAGCCGTGGCTTTCAAGGGCACGCACATAGCTGCCGAAGGTATGGCCGGAGAGCTTCTTGATGGGGTTGCCTTCGCCATCTACGGGGCCCCAGGTGATGAACTCCTCGACATTTTCCAGCATGATGATCCGCGGGCGGACGGTTGCCGCCCACCGCAGCGCAACCCAGGCGAGGCCACGGATGTTCTTGTCGCGTGGCTTGCCGCCCTTGGCCTTGCTGAAATGCTTGCAGTCCGGCGAGAGCCACATCAACCCGACGGGCTGGCCGTCGCACAGGTCGCGCGGCTTCACCTTCCATACGCTTTCGCAATGGTGCTGCGTGCCGGGGTGGTTGGCCGCGTGCATGGCGATAGCTTCCGGGTCGTGGTTGATGGCGATGTCCACCGGGCGCCCGAGGGCTATTTCAATCCCGGTGCTCGCACCGCCACCGCCAGCGAAATTATCAACAATCAATTCGTGCATGGTTCTCATCCTCAAACTTCGGCGCCTTGAATGGCACCCGCTCATTGAACTCTGATTTCTTGCCTATGTTGAACTCTGACACCGGGCGGTGGTATCCCATCACCCGCGTCCAGATTTCGCAGGGCTGGCGCTCCTCGTCCTTCAGGTGGATGGTTTCTTGCCCTGTCATGGCTTGCTCATCCTCACGAGAAGCTTCAGGCCAAGGAATTTCCGACAACGGATGACCATGAACCCATTCTTTTCGAGGATGGAGAGGACACCGTTGGCTGCATGCATGTATTCGTGAGATTCCCCATAGGCATGTATGTCCTTTTCCTCCTCGACATGCTGGCGCAAGGCAGCGGCCAACGCTTCGATGGCTTCCTTACTGTCGTCAGTCGTTGGCTTCGTCATCTTCCATCCTCCGCCGTTCGCTTATCGTCGGCCCGTGATATTTCCTCATGGTTGAACAACAATCTCCGGAGCAATAAACCCTGGTCTTGCGCCATTGCCCGCGCATTCTGTTTTCATCGTCATGATCAGCCCCACGCAGGCATGACCGGCCTATTGGCGTTTTCGAGTGGCGCGATGAAATCCTTTCAGCGTGGTGCCTATTTACATCCCGGGCCATTACCATTCCTCCCTCGGAAGTGGCATGATGGTGTGTTCGCACCCGGGGCAGGTCATAACCATCGGATCACCGCATTTCGGGCAGATTGGGCTTCCGTCATCGAGCACACCATCCGGAGTCTCAAAGCGCAGAGCGTTGGCAAGCTGCTTTTCGAGTTCCGCGATACGCTGGCGGTTCGTGAGGACCTCTTCTTTCAAAGCAGGAGCCGCGGCTATGAGTGCCGCATTCGCTGATGTCCCTTCTTTTGACCCGCACCAATGCGCAGTCGCAATGGTTCCGGGGACGACACATCCGGGGAACTTCCTTTCTATTGCCCCGTTATGTCCTTTCTCCCACGGCCCTGGCGTGTGTCCATCGAACTGCGACAAGTCGATCTGTTTGTTTTCCTGTGTCATGCCGAGGCCCTTTTCTCGATGATTTTCTTACGGCTCATGGCTTCACCATCCTGAACTCAATCACCCACACCCACGGGTTATTTTCCCAGGCGCTGGCGATGCCGGCGTGCTTGATTTCCCAGTGGTGGCGGAACTCATCCCTGGCATCGACAAAAAGTTCCGTTGGCATTCCCCATTGATCCGGCCTTCCGTCTGAATGATGATGGCCTTCGGCGCTGGCGTCCTGCGCGGAGATGTTCTGCAGGGCCTCAATGCGCAAGCCGGTCACCTCAAGCCTGATCCGAGCCATGGCCCTGGGCATGAACCCTGAGGTGTAGTCGAAGCAGGTCCAATGATTGAATGGCGGTCCGTAACCATCTGCCTTGTAGCGAACAACCTTCCCGTGCTTCGATCCTGAAGGCGGGATACTGATGCGGCAAGCCTCCCGTACCCAAAGCATGTCTCCGACCTGGCCATGGATGCAGTCCCGCGTCGTGAGTTCATCCCCCCGGCTGTGGTGGATGAGGCCATATTCTTGCGGGCAGCCGGTGGCCGCGGCGCCGTCGGTCAGAATCCCCATGCGTGGTTGCGGCTTGATGAGGATGCGGTGCTGGGTTTTCCGGCCATCGAGGATGGCGCGCACCTGCGGGGAGGAAAGGACGATGGGATGCTCTGTCATGGCTGCACCCGCTTGAAGTCGATGGCCCAGACCCACGGGTTTGCATCCCATGCATCATTGCCGTGGATCTGTTCCCAAAGCATGGCGAAGCTCTTGCGCGGGTCGGCAGCATGGAAGTGGCGGCCTTCCTCAGTGTGGAATCCGTCATACCCGGGCTGGATTCCTTCAGCCATGGCATCATCCCTGCTGATTTCATTCAGGGGCTGGATGCGCACGCCGGTGATTTCGAGGGTGATGCGGCTGGCGCAGCGCGGCATGTGGATAGATGGTTTCCAAGGAGCACCTTCATCCATGGCATCGTCATCGCGATCATCGTCGGTGTCGTTGGTCGCCTTGTAAAATATAAATTGTTTTTCTCCGATCAGCTTCCCCCATCCGAAAGTCTCCCTCACCCACAGGCGGTCGCCGGCCATGCATCCATATGGGCAGCGCCGGAACACCCCAGCCAGAGGAAGCTCCTGCCGGGGATGGCGTCCGTCGATGAAGGTCCACGATATTTCGGTTGCATTTAAATGCAACGCCGGCCCGAAGTCCGTGATCCGGCCATGGCCCAACAGGTGGTTGATCGGGCGGCGCGTCTGCGTCTTTCGGCCATCGAGGATGGCGCGCACCATCGGCGCCGAGAACAGGATAGGGCGCTCGGTCATGCTGCCCTCCGGCGTTCTGCCCTGAATATGAAAGCCCCGTCCACATCATTGCCGATTTCAAATGTCGCGCTTCGGCCGTTCGATGCGATCATCGCATTTGACAGGACGGCAAGGGCCCCCTGGATGAGCTCTTTCGAGGGCATCAGAGTCTCAACATCCGAGCTGTAATGTATCCCCCGCTCAAGCTCGGCAATGCGGGCGCGATTTGCCTTCAGCTCAGCGATCATGTCGGGGATGAGCTTTATGGCCTGTGCAACGGGGTGGGCAATGTCCCGCACGTCCTCGCGGTACACCTCACCGCAGGCGCGGGCTGCAGCCAGCCCGGTTACTTCCTGCGGCCCAACCTCGAACTTAAGGAACTCCTCTGCCTTGTGCAGAATGCCTTTGTGTCGGAAGCGTGGCTGCGCCCCGGAAAATCCGGAACGGGTAAATCCAATTACATACCGCCTGCCGTAGTGAACCGTAGCAAGGTACACTTCCCGCCCATGGCCAAACCATCCCCAAGGCCCTGCTTCGAGGCCATCAAACTGCGACAGGGCGAGTGCTTCCGTGCATTTCGTGCTTTTATCGTGCATTTCCTGTGTCATGTCATTCCCCCGTCTTCCAACCCATAAAGCGCTGTAGTGTCACCCCAATTCTGGCGGCGACAGCGCAATGCTCTTTATTTACACCGTAGGTTGTCATGTGCTCACCGCACGGGTCCGGTTTCTCGCCAACGCGGCGGGCATATATGACAACCTGATCGTATCCGAACTCTTTGGCTATTCTCTTCGCCGCCGAGATAGGTATCCTCTTCATTGCCCTTGTCATGACCGCGCCTCCCGCATCATTTTGTATGTTTTTGGCGCGTTCTTGCCCTTCGACCAATCAATGCCAACCTCCACCTCCATAGATGCGGAGATGGCATCCCACGCGGGAGCGATCTTTTTCCAGCCCGAATGTTTATCGGCCAAGGTGTCAACACATTGGCGAATGGCGGGAACGATCTTTATGAGCCGCAGGCAACGGCCCATGTCGTCAGGATCCCATGGGATGTCGCAATCGTGATAGCTGACGCCTAGGAATTCCGCAGCCAGTGATCTCGAAGACACCCCAACATCGCCACTGAACAACCACTTGATGACTGCCATCTGTTCCGGTGTCATGGTTTTGCTCCTGGTGTGTAGATTTCGGGTTTCGGTTCCATGGGCATCCGGGAGATTTTCTCCAGCTGCTCGGTGGTTTTGTGTACAAGGCTCATGAGGACGGCGTTGTATTGGTCGGCGCGCAGGGCGTCCTCGTCCCTGGTCAGCTTTTGGTAAATGGTCAGCGGTTCCTCCCCGGCCTGGCGAAGGGCCAGAACCCGGCGGGCCAGAATGATGCGCACCTTGTGGATGCTCATAGCTCCGCCACCTTGACGGAGATGAGCAGGACAACCGCGATAAAGCAGCCACCCATGCAGGCGCAGCCCAGCCAGATCAGGGCGTCTTCCAGCCATTCCCGCTTGGTGAGGCCAGAGGCCATGATGGCTCCGGCGCCGGAAAAGAGGGAGATGAGGAAAAACTGCGCGAGGGCGTAGGTGATGGTGGTCATGTCATTCTCCCATGTCGATGGCGTCGCGGAACCACAGGAATGTCGGGAACCGCGGCTTGTCTTTTGAACCTGTCGGGAAGAAGCGGTATTTTACCACCTTGCCCGTGAAATGGTCGCTGTTGTCCCAGATGCGCTGGCGGGTTTTGTCATCGAAGCCGGTGCCGATGTCGAACTCAACCCCGGTTTTTAGGTCGCGCACATGCAGGGCCCCGAGGGTGTTCATGCCCACCATGTTGGCCTTGTGGCTCGATCGCTTTGTGTGGCCGAGCGCATCCACCGTCGGAGCGTTGTCGTTGCGCTGGCGCTCCTGAAAACCGATGATCTCGGCCTCGGCTTCATGGAAGCGCTTTAGCTTCAGCAGGATCTGTTCCCGGAGCGAGCTGCGGCCCTCCTTGTAAATCCCGTGGGGGTCGCGCAGCATGATGCCCTCGTAGCCCGCTGCAAGGTATGCACGTTCGATGATGAGGGCTTCTTCCGCGCTGGACGCCAAGTCCTGCTGGACGAGTTTCACGGGGATCCCCATCTCGGTAAGTGCGCTTTCGCAATCGTGCAGGCATTCAAGGCGCTCTGAATAATCCCCCTCATCATCGAGCAGGTTGAATTTGCGGGTTTCGCCGTAGCGGAACACCGGGGCAAGGTCGAACGCATGGAACACCAGCCCATCGATGGAGGCGTCCTTCGCCATAACCACGGATTCCGTCCGGCGGAAGGCATCCTCTGCCGTCGGGTCCCCAACTACCAGCTCGCCGTCAATGCCCGGCAGGTAGATGGCATCGTTGAACAGGGCATTCAGGGCGGCATTCGGAAACGGCTTGCCGGAGCGCGACATCAACCGGCCATCTGTTCCGCCGATGGCGCGGATGCCGTCTATCTTCGGGCTGATGAGCAGCGGCCAGCGCAGCGCCTTCAGATCATCAACCGACTCGGCGAGGAGGGGGCGGAAGGGTTTCATTTGCCGTCCTCTTTCTCGATGTCCTCGACGGTGACCCGGACGCGATAGTCGAGCGCGGTGAAGATGTCGGCGATCTCGCGGAGGTTCAGTTCGCCGAGGCCATACATCTTCCATGCCAGGGCCCGCTTATCCATGCCGATCATCTTGGCCAACGCAACGAGGGAAAACCTGCGCGTGCGCTGGCACTTCCTGATCAGGCGGCGGAATTCATTGTTGAGATTCTGCATGGCTCACTCCGCCGCCTTTTCCATGAGGAAAACAGACATACAGCCAGCGGCGAATGCCCATGCCAGCACCACGACAAAGCGCACCATGCCTGCATCCGGTGCAACGCTCTTGATCGCGTCATCCACCCTGGGTGCGACAAGCGCAAAGGTGGAAAGGGGAAGGACGACGGGGATGAGGGCATGGTTCACCAGCCCACAGATTCCGGAATAGATCCCGCGCCCGATGCCGCGCAGGCGTTCGGCCATGGTCTTTCTGATGTGGAACTGGACATCGACATCGATGCGGTGTTTGACCGCCAATGGCACCGGCTTCAGCACCATGGCATCTTCCTTGCAGTTCTGGTTCGCATGGGTGGCCAGCGCGACACTGATTTCAGTCAGGCGCTTATCGGACACATTCCGGCTTCCAGACAACCAGCGATCGACAGCGGACTTGCTCCACCCACATATCCGCGCCACTTGTGCGCGGTTGAGGTTGTTGGCCTTCATCATTTCGCAGAGGCGTTCCCTGTTCGTGGGCGCCACATATCGTTTTTTGATTCCCGGTGTCATAACATTCCCCTCACGCCGTCATTCCGAGGGCGTGCATGTAGACTTGCACAAGCTCCTCCTGTTCCATGCGTTCGGCCTGCTCCATCTTCCTGACCTTGATGACCTGCCGGATGATCTTGGTGTCGTAGCCAACGCCCTTGGCTTCGGCGTAGATGTCGCGGATGTCGGAGGTGATGCCGCCTTTTTCCTGTTCAAGGCGCTCGATGCGCTCGATGATGGATTTCAGGCGGTCGCCATTCACGCCGGCAATTTCGTTGCTCATGAGTTCTCTCCTTCGTGTTCTGGCTTGTATGGTGTGCAGGGATGCTCGCTCATTGCATCACCCCGGGGTTGATCAGGGCATCGACAACAATGACCACGGCAAACAGACTGCCGAGGAAAAAAACGAAGGTCACCATCTCGGCGAGCCCGACGACCATGGTTTTCAAAATGCCGGAGTTCATATCTACCTGCCCGGTTTGGCCGGGGGCTTGGTGCGTTCGCCCATCCCCCGGCCGGTTGCTGTTCGCAGCGTCCTATTCGCAGCGGTCAACCGCCCGGCTGACAGGTGAATGGATATTACATTTTGTATGTTGCAGTCAAGAGAAAAAATTACATGATGTAAATTATGGGGCAAATATGAAGCAAGGCCGGGCATAAAGCCCGGCCTTTTTGGTGTGCGGGAACTGTCTGTTTGTGGAGCCGGGAATCAGCGCATGATTTCGTATAGGGTAAAGGAAAAATCCGGCTCCATCATGGAGCCAGATGTTGTGATGCTGCGCTCGCGGAAGCAATCCTTGCCTTCCGGATCTTTCTCAAAATCACCGGAGAACATGATGTTGTCCCCATGGTTGAGGGTTCGCACAATGCTCATGAGGTTGTAGCCTGGATCCACCTTGGCGTGCAGGGTGAAATCCTCCGCAATGACGATAGAGACGTATGCGCCGTCATCAGATGCGTTGTCGATTTTATCGACATACCCCGTCCAATCCTGCGTATAGGTACTTGGAAGATCGCATAAGCGTTGTCTGCGATATGCTCTAACTTCTGATTTTCTGACTTCATTTTTGGAATCCAGGGCGTCTCGATACATGTTTCTGGCGGAAACGACAGCCGCAACAAAATCATCTTGGCGGGCTGGGTTATTTACCTCGTATAGCGCTTGTTCTATAACCCAAAAAGGGATTGGTTTTGAGGTTTGAATAATCCCGCGCTCTGATTCGGCCTGTGTTGGTGTATTTGTGTTCGTGTCTGGCCAACGCAAGCGAATGAGGGCAGACACGGCCTTTTCATGCTGTTGTGCGGCTGCCTTGCGATACCAGGCAAGTGCCATCTGCGGGTCGGCTGGCGCGCCAAGGCCAAGCTCATAGAGGCGACCGAGAGCATATTGCGCCTGGGCGTTTCCTGCCTCGGCATCCGGCCGGAATGCGTTGCTTGCGGCGACATAGTCCTTCCTTGCCAGAGCCTCGGCTGCCGCCTGCATGTCGGCCAGGGCCGGCGCCGGGAGCATGAGAAGGGCCAAGAGGATGGTATGGATGTGTTTCATGCCCCTATGAAGCCACTTTGGGTTGCGGACGTCAACCCGTAAAAAGATAGCTCAAGCGGTCTTATTTCCGGATTTCGTATCTTTCGGCCGGGGAGCGTAAAAAGATACGGGAAGGCGGCTTATTCCGAAAATAAGCGGCCTTGGCTACCAGAGCCAGAAAAGATAGCTCAAGCGTCTTTATTTTTCCGGATCCGTATCTTTGTGGAGGGTTAATCTTTAAAAAATAAATTCACGGATCCTGTCTCTATGGTTTCCCCTAAATCAAGAACCGATAGCAGGATAACGATTCTCTTGTTCTGAGATGTATTGATCGAGGGGATTTGCATAGAGATGGATAGTGACCTGAATGGAATGTCTGTAGGAATGTGCTCGATCTCGGCTTTAACAGATGCAATCTCCTTGTCTCCATCAACAGCCATCATCTTAAAATTCTTTAGCATCTCATTTGCGGGGAAACGGATGAAAGTTGTTGCCATGATTGGAGGTGCTACGATTGCCTCCCCCTTCTTTTGGGAAATCCCGGTATCATTTCCTAAGAATCCGATAATCGTAATCTTATTGTCAGATTCCTTACGTACATATTCAGAAAAAACCGTTATTGCTTGGATATTCATCTATTAGAATCCATCATTGGTATGGGTGATAGGTGGGCATGGGGTCATTAAGTTGAATAACCACATCGTGTGGGGCCGGAAAATTGGTTGGAGTGTGATTGATATCAACCGACTGTATGCGGAGCTTCTTACCCATTGCCCACATGAATTCGGCAATCGTCTTTAGCGTAAGATTTTCTTCATTCTTTAAAACCCTTGAAACAAAAGATTTATCCTTACCTAATTTTTCTGCCAATTTGGATTGTGTCATACCATCGGATGCTTCTCTTTCGCGATATGCATCGCACATTGCCTCATGAACTGCGTATGATAACGCTATATATGCTTTACGACCGGGGCGAATCCGATCAAAGACGCTGGTCACTGTAGGCATACATCCTCTCCCAATCATATTTCATACTCATTGCATTCTTTTTTGTCATGTATGGCGGTGGATCTAGACCCAAGCCATCAGCCACGCGTTGCGTCTTACTATAATACGATCCGTATGATGTGCCTTTGATATCCATTTTTTTCTCGCCACAGACCGCTATAAAAACCCCGGGACGATAAAAAAAACCGAATATCCTTAAATCTACAGTATGCATACACCAGACGAAATTCTCTTTTCTAAAGATACCTATGTCGACTTTAGGTGATGCGATATAATGCTGAATTTTTGTCAACACCTGATCCATCAATCCCTCATCGCCCCGATCCGGATGGGTATCCAATAAATCATTCAACCATCGGTCAAATTCCACAGTTAGAAACATGCTTCGGATTGGCTTGCAATCTTCTTTATCCATTGATGGACACCGGATGATTTTCTCATCTGCAATAAGACGATCTAATGTTGACATAAAAATCAACCCCTGTCAATTAGATTGAAAAGATTATGATTTTTGATCATCCGTGGCGCTAGATGCCTAGACATGGGCTATACCTGGTTGATGGCGGCGATGACGCGGCCGACGATGCTGACCTCTCCGAGGTCGCATTCATAGGGGGGGTAGGCTGGATTGTCGGATTTAACGACAAGGGATATTGGTTTGCCCTTGCGGTCGTGGGCGAAGTGCAGACGCTTGCAGACGGTTCCCATGCCATCCCACAATACAAACAGGCCGGGCGGGGTAGGGATGCGCTGCTGGTGATCGATGAGGAGCTTGCAGCCGGGGTGGAGCGTTGGCTCCATGGAATCGCCCACCATGCTGATGACGGACAGGGCTGCTTTGGGGGAATTGGTGATGTTGTGGAGGTATCGCTGCGGGAAGCACCATTCCCCTATGGCGTGCTCATGATCGACAAAGGCGCCGCCGCCGGCGCTTGCCTGCACATCATATTCGATGACAGCGGAGGAATTGTGTTGGGGTTTCGGCGTTGGCGGTGCGCCTTCACCGAAAAGGATCCACTGGGGAGAAACGCCCAGGAGATGCCCATATTTTTCCGCCATTTTTTTGGTTATGGAGCGCGTTCCGGTTTCGTGCGTCGTGTAGGTTGGCTGGGGTATGTCATGGATTTCCGCAAATTGTCGGGCGGTTTTATATCTCGCCGTGCGGGCCTGGCGTAGGCGTTCTGCTGGGCTCTTGCTCGTCATATTTCATATTGTAAGTTCGCAGCCCGCCGAGCGCAAGGCTGATGGATTTACATTTTGTATTGACAGCGTATTTACATTTGGTAATATGTCGGTCATGCAAACCTATTCGGAAATCATAAATAAATGGCCGTCCATCGCAGATTTCGCGGTGGATGTGGATGTATATGTCGGGCTAGCTGCGGTCTGGAAACACCGCAACAGCATCCCGCCCAGGTATTGGCAGGCGATCGTTTCCGCCGCTTCTGCGCGCGGAATTGAAGGCGTGTCCATTGAACTGTTCGCCACCATCGCAGCCTCGAAAAGGGAGGCTGCATAGTGCTGGTCATCGATCCGAAAAAGTCCTTCAGGGGTAACCAGCCAGACAACGGCGGGCGGGGCGTTACAGCGCCTCCGGCTCGCCAGCGTGATGATGTTGCCTGTCTCGTTCATCCTGTCCTCAATTCACAAAAGATTTCACCGACACCTTCCGCAGAGGCCACGAAGCCCTGCAAGAAAGGAACCTGACCATGCCCATGGACCTGTCAATTCTCGACCACGATACCACCGGTCGCGCCCATGCATTTGACAAGGCGTTATCCACCATCCCATCGGGGTTGTCGGAACCACTGGAAACTGTACTTCATCGGGCGAAGATGATCGCGGACTTCATCCTCACCGGGGAGGTTCCATCCCCCCCGGCGAAGGTTGAGGACGGTCAATCCGTTTCCGCAATCTCGGCTCTTCCGGAGTGATGAGATGATTCTTCCTTTTTCTTCTTCCGGAAGTATCTACCGCTCACGACCTCCATGCATTCCGCAAAGGTCCGATAGACCCATTCGCGGTCAACTTCGTCCTGTTCGATTGAGGCCAGCAGCTTTGTCATTTCGACGGCTGCAAGATGCAATTCCATATACACTTCCGCCATTCTTAAACTCCATGTCTGATGTTTTAGGGAAGGGCATGGTAGCGGCGCTGGATGGTCTGATGCAAGCCATCCAGCGCCTTCTTCCCCCGAGCTTCGAGTTTTCGTTTGCAAGTCCAACCCCGTCGGTCGTCGCAACAATGACCGAGGGAGGCAAACATGTCATGGGCCAAGAAGGACCACAAAATGCATAGCGCAGCGATCACGCAGGAAAGGGTAGCAGGTGCGGTTTCGACCGCGCTTCTCCACGCCTTCCGTGATCGCAGGCATGCAGCAAAGGAAATCGGACGCCAGGTCGGCCGGGATCCCCGCGCTGTAAAAAACTGGCTCGGGGGTCGCTGTCCACCCCGCGCTGCCGAGCTCATCGAGCTCATGAGCCAATTCGGTGAGGTTTACGACGCTGTTATGGCGCTGGCTGGACGCAAGGGATTTCAACCGACAGACGACGAACGCAAACGCATAGACGAGGCCATCCGCATTCTGCGTGGCTAGAGATCACAATAACGGATAACAGCGAGGGCAAAACGCATGAGTTCCGTGATTATTGAGTTCCACCGTTGGGAAGGCATCAGCTTCGCTGCCCGGCACGACCTGTTTCATTCCTGCCTTCGGCTCGGATTTATCAGCATCCTCATTTCACGCCACCGGATTTCCGAAAAGCTGCGGCGGCTGGTGAACAATCTCGACTTCCTCAAGTCCGCCGGAGCTGGCAAGGCTGGCCAGCCATGAGCACCCAGGTCCCCGACACATTCCCCATCGTCATAACCATCCCCGGCAAGCCCATGGGGAAGGGAAGGCCGCGCTTCTGTCGCCACCGGAATGGCGGGATGCACACCTACACTCCCGTGGCCACGCTGTCGCGGGAGCAGGAGATCGGCTGGCTGGCAAAGAAGGCCATGGCCGGGCGCCCGCTTCTGATCGGCGGCGTGCAGGTTGAAATCGTTGCCATGTTCGTGCCGCCGCCAAGCTGGTCGAAGAAGAAGCGGGAGGAAGCGCTTGTCGGATGGCTGGACCACACCTTCAAACCAGATTCCGATAATTGCGCCAAGCTTGTGCTCGACGCCCTGAACAAGGTCGTCTGGAAGGACGACGGCCAGGTTGTAACCCACACCATCGAGAAAACATGGTGCGCCAGCCATCCCCGCACCGTCGTCCGCATCTCACCCATGTACGGGAGGATGAAATGAGCGAGCAGCAGAAACCGTTCGAGCCGCTTTTCAATCCGGGCGCTGGCCCCGCACCCGTCTTCCCGGATTTATCCGTAATCAGTCTCCCGGCGGCGCGGGATGCAGTCGCAATACGCTGGTTCGCCATGCAGGTGGCTGCGAAGTTTTGCGCACCGGAGACAGTTCCGGATGATCTCCCGCCAGCTTCCCCGTGCCACATGCTGCAGCTCGCCAACCATATCGCGGGCTTTCTCATGACGGGGGAATATGATTTCTACCCCGATGAGGTGAAGTGATGGCCGGGCTCGGGCAAATGATGTGCGGTGGCCTGCAGCCGCAGGGCAGGCAGGCGGATGATTTCTACCCGACGCCCGCCGATGTTACCCGGGCCCTGATCGCCGAGGAGCGGGTGGCGCTGGCCGCCCAGCCCGCCATCTGGGAACCGGCCTGCGGGAGCGGGGCCATATCGAAGGTCATGGAGCATGAAGGGTTCCGTGTCATCTCCTCCGACCTGCGCGATTACGGGTATGGCACCACCGCCGACTTTCTCAAGACGCAGGAGGCCCCGTGCACGGCCATCGTCACCAACCCACCGTTTCGCATTGCAGAGGATTTTATTCTCCACGCCCGGAGGCTGGGCGTTTCATACCTCGCGCTCCTGCTGAAATCGCAGTTCTGGAACGCGAAGTCGCGGCTTTCCCTGTTCAACGAGTGGAGGCCTCACACGATTTATCCCCTGACCTGGCGGCCGGATTTTCTGGATCGCGGCGCTCCCACCATGGATGTGATGTGGGTTGTATGGCGGGGAGACATCCCGAACTGGAACACTGTTTTCAAACCAATCGGGCGCCCGAAAAACGCCGGAATGGTGAATGAGAGGAGGGAATCATGAATAATCTGCCGGCCATCGTCGAATTTGAGGGAATGCGGCTGTCGATCATCGATAATAACGGCATCCCTTGGCTGACCGCTGCCGACATCGCCCGCGCCCTTGGTTATGAGCGCGAGGACAAGGTGAGCCGCATCTTCACGAGCCACAGGGATGAATTCACGCAGGATATGGCGGAAGTCATCGAGGCCCCCGTTTCGGGGGGCTCGGGAAACCTGAGGACGAACAAGCGGATTTTCAGCCCGCGCGGCTGCCACCTGATCGCCATGTTCAGCAGGACGCCAAAGGCAAAGGCATTCAGGCGCTGGGTACTGGACGTACTCGAGGGAACAACCCGTCAAGCGCTTCCGCCGCACCGCCTTTCCCAAGTGCACCGGGAACAGCTACGCAAAGTTCTCTGGTCGCAGGTTTCACGGCTGCCACAGCACCTGCGCGGGACAGCCTATGCGAACGCATGGAACGACCTCAAGGCCCGCTTCGCGGTGACAACCTACCACGACATCCCGGACGCGGGCTTTCCTGCCGCCGTCGAATTCGTGCAGGGCATGAACCTTGCCACCCAATACGGCTGGCTGATCGAAGATGAAAACAGGCGGCGCGCCGGTTCCATCGTTATTCTTCCGCCGGACAAGCCCCGAGTGGATATCCGCGTTTCCATCATCGCAAGCATGGCGCGACTGCTTGGTGTCAAGCCATCGGACATTTCATCAAGGAGGGCCGCATGAGCATCGCCTTGATGACAGAAGCCTGGAAGACTGACATGCCTACAGGCCGGAAGTTCGTTTTGCTGGCTTTGTGCGACAATGCCAACGACCAAGGGGAATGTTACCCCTCCATCCAGCGGATTGCCGGCAAGTGCAGCATGTGTGAGCGCGCCGTGCAGGGGCACCTGGCCGATCTTGAGCAGGCCGGAATGGTGGTGCGGGATATCCGGCGCGGGCGGAGCACGCTCTACCGGATCAACCCCCGCAGATTTTGCACCCCCGCAGAAAATGCACCCCCGCAGATTTTGCACCCCGCAAAAAATGCACCCACCCCCGCAGATTTTGCACCACCACCCCCGCAGATTTTGCACCCCACCCCCGCAGAATCTGCACCCATAACCGTCACTGAACCTTTAAGTAAACCATCACTTAACCGTCAGAGAGTGCGCGCGCATGAAAATGGCGATGATGGTGGGCCACCTGAAAACAAAAAACCGAAACGCTTGCATGCCACGACAGCCACCCGCATCTCACCAGACTGGAACCCAACCGATGACGACATCGAATTTGCAACATCCGCAGGCATCGAACCTCAGGACATTCCCGCAATCGCGGACCGCTTCCGGGATTACTGGCTCGCCAAGCCCGGCATCGACGGCACCAAGCTCGACTGGCCAGCCACATGGCGCAACTGGATCCGACGCGAGGTTGTCGGTGGGCATGGCGGCGGCAGCGCGGGGGGAAGCCGTCGTGGCCGTCGGACCTCAGCCGACGCCTTTGCTGAGCTCATCGCTGAAATGCCTGAAGGAAATTGCCAGCGGGCTGGATTACGGAACCTACAAAGCCAGGCGGGATGCAATTCTCTGCCAGCCTGTGTCTCCGGTTGAAATAGCCGCCGGGCGGGAATACATCGCCGCGGTGCGCGCCATGAACCCGCCCGCAGATGGCCGGACCATCATTTCGTGGCTGGTGCGGGTGCATTACCTCACCCTGCCGCCCAAGGATTCCTCACCCGATGAAAACAAGCTGCGCTTTGCGGCGCTGGCTGATGAGCTCCAGGCGTGGCCCGGGGAGGCTGTGCGGAATGTGCTGACCGAATGGCCGCGCGCCAACCGCTTCTTCCCGCTGCTCGCAGAGCTGAAGGAAAAGCTGGACGAGGCGACTTATGCCATGCGCTCACAGCTTCGAGCGATCGTGGAAATCATCGACAGCTGGGAGAAATTTTCCAGATGAAAGCCACCTTCGTCAACAAGATGTCGAAATCCAGCCAGCAGCACTTTATCGGGGTTGCACTGCGGGCCGGGCAATGCCGCCGCCACATCGCCAATTGCCTGGGGACGGACCTTGACGGGTTGAAGATCATCGAGGCGTGGAAGCCGGAGAGTGAGACGGAAACGCACCAGCCTGCAACAAATGCACACCAGGCCGAGACGAAAACGCACCAGCCTGCACCGGAAGCCGCAAAATCTGAACCGAAGTTCGTCAAGGTGCGGATCCCGGTCATCCATTCCCGCCCAGCCGCACAGCAGCCTTCCGCTGATGCTCCGGAGGCTTGTGAACAGGCCGGGGATGACATGGCTGTTGAGATCGACGGGATCGATGAGGATGAGGACGACGAAGCCCCGAGGGGAAAGAAACGCCATCGCGGGTGGTTGATCACCGAAAGCGAGATGAACGAGATCTATGCGCCATTGGGCGGCGCGCAGGCATACAAGGGGAGATAATGCCATGGGATTGACGGCGGCTGAACAGCTCGCAAAGAGGCAGGCAGATGATGCGGAATGGGCGCGGTTCCGTGGCCAACATGTTCCGCTCCCTGGTATGACAACATGCGTGGCAAGGTTCGAGGGCACCATCCCGGACGACAAGGGCGGGATCGGAGCGCCAAGCTTCCGCATCACAGATGCAATTTCTGCTTTGCATGAACGTGGGGAAATATCAGACGAGGAAGTCGATGCTGGCCGGCGTTTCCAGCATGATTTCGACCTTGCCCATTTTGAAACTGTCGGATCAGTAGACTGGGCTAAGGTATCAAACCCCAGCAACTGGAATGGCCCAACCCTGACGGACAGCATATGCGATGCACGCAACCGTGTGTGGGATCACCTCAAGAACCTCGGAGGTAGTCACACGCCGATCGCTCTTGCTGCATGGTGGGTTCTTGGGTTCAACCTCACTATTAAGGAATTTGCCTCCAAAGAAGGATGGGCTGGCCGTCCCATGAACCCGCAGGTAGCCAAGGGGCTCGTGATCGGAGCTCTGGCCGTCCTCGCTGGTCATAACAAAAAGACTTGCAGATAATCTGAAATGATGTATATTGGATACCATATCGTATACGCCCGCCCGGAGAAATCTGGCGCGGGCGTATGTTTTGAGGCGTTCACCACCGCTTTTCGGTGCGTTTATGGGTGTTTCGTGCGGTTTTCTGTGGATTTTGCAGAGATGTTGCAGAAATACCACACTATGGCATAAAAACAACGCCGGGGTCCCTGTAACCCGTGGAGAATGAGGGCGCGACTGACCCCGGTATTTCGCTAGCGGTAGGGGTTTCGCTTGAGTTTACACCTACGGGTAGTAGGTTCTGAAATAGTCAAGATTTCCGCCGTTTTCTACGGGGTGTAAACCAGTTGTGAGTTTACACCCCGTTTTGATTCCGGCTCCGAGGGTCAAGCATGGGTATGTCGCGGCGGGCTTACGCCAATTATCGTGGGGATATGACGGCGCAGGGTGTGCAGAAGGCGATTGCCTCCGGGCGCATCCCTGTTGAACCTGATGGATCCATCGATCCTGACAAGGCAGATGCGGCGCTGGCGGCGAACACCAACGCCAAAAGACAATCCGCATCGAAGCGGCAAGCCGGATGTAAACATTCGAAGGCGAAAAAGTTGAATGCCCCAGCTGATGGGAAACAGCAAGCGGTTTCCCCTGATGCCATAGCCACGGTGCGGGAAATTCTTCTTGAGGCCGGTGAGGACATACCGCTGATCGGTGCGGAGATGACGTTCCTCGCAGCCCAGACGGCGAATGAGATCATCAAGGCGCACACCGCGAAGTTGAAGTTTCTCAGGGCGCGCGGGGAGCTAGTGGAAAAGGTCCGCGTCGAGAGTAAGGTTTTCGCAATGGCCCGCCAGAACCGGGACGCCTGGATGAACTGGCCGGCGCGGGTGGCAGCTATGATGGCGGCCGACCTTGGCGTTGATACGGTATCCATGTTGGCGGCGCTTGATAAACATGTTCGTGAACATCTGACATCGCTCTCCGATGTGGAAGCGGTAACCTGATAGTAGGGAGATCAATTCATGTCCGACCCGATCGGGCCGGACACCACCGACGGCCTTGATGGCATCGGGCGTTCGTGGCGTTCCGGCCTTAGGCCTGAGCCTGCGCTTACTGTATCCGAATGGGCCGATGCGCACCGCATGCTTTCCTCCAAGGCGGCATCCGAGCCAGGGCGCTGGCGAACATCCCGCACGCCCTATTTGCGCGAGATCATGGACGATCTGTCCACCACCTCGCCCATCGAGCGGGTGGTGTTCATGAAGGGCGCGCAGGTTGGCGGCACTGAGTGCGGCAACAACTGGATAGGTTACGTCATCCACCACGCGCCCGGGCCCATGATGTCGGTTTCGCCAACGGTCGAGCTCGCCAAGCGAGGCAGCAAGCAGCGCATTGATCCACTGATTGAGGAATGCCCTGAACTGCGCGAGTTGGTGAAGGACAAACGATCACGGGATAGTGGCAACACGGTCCTGTCCAAAGAATTTCGCGGCGGCCTTCTTATCATGACTGGGGCGAACAGTGCGGTGGGTCTGCGCTCCATGCCGGCGCGCAACCTGTTCCTCGACGAGGTGGACGGCTACCCGGGCGATGTTGAAGGAGAAGGTGATCCGATTCTGCTGGCTGAGCGGAGAACGGCGACATTCCAGCGGCGGAAGGTTTTTATGGTGTCAACACCAAATGTCAAGGGCCTGTCCCGCATCGAGCGCGAATTCGAGGCGAGCGACAAGCGGTTGTTTTTCGTGCCGTGCCCGCATTGCCATGAATACCAGGCGCTGAAATTCGCGCAGCTGCGGTGGCCGGAAGGAAAACCGAGGGAAGCGGAATACGCCTGCGAGCATTGCGGTAGCCTTATCGGCGAGCGGCACAAGACGGAAATGCTGGATAAAGGCGAGTGGCGCGCAACCTCAGAGGGCGATGGCCGCACGGCCGGCTATCACCTTTCCAGCCTCTATTCCCCGGTGGGGTGGTTTTCGTGGGGCGAGGCCGCTGCGATGTTCGAGGCCGCGCAGAAGAACCCAGACCTGATGAAGGGTTTTGTGAACACAGTCATGGGCGAGGCCTTCGAGGAGCAATCCGAGTCTCCGGACTGGCGCAAGCTCTACGACCGGCGCGAAGCCTACGAAATCGGTACGGTGCCTGAGGGCGGGTTGTTCCTCACCGCGGGCGTTGACATCCAGAAGGACCGCATCGAGGTCGAGATCGTGGCTTGGGGCCGCGATAAGGAATCCTGGTCGATTGATTACCGGATGTTGGATGGCGACCCGACGCGCCCGCAGGTGTGGGAGCAACTTGAAAAGGTGCTGGCCACGGACTGGCCGCACGCAAGAGGAAACACACTTCCCATCCGCGTGATGTGCGTGGACAGTGGCTTTGCAACGGAAGAAGTTTACGAGTTTATCCGCAAGCATCCGCAGGCCATGTGGGGCCCTGCGGGCGCAGCTGCCCGGCAGCCTCGCACGGCGGTGGCCATCAAGGGCCGCGACGATGATACGGCGCTCCTGCTCCGCGTCTCCCGCGGCGATGCCGGTGGCAAGCGAAAGGGCATCAAGGTCTGGTCGATTGGCGGGCCTGTCGGGAAAAGCGAGCTTTACCGGCGCCTGAAACTTGAGCCGCCGACCGAGGAGGCAATGGAGCGTGGTGAGGAATGTCCGGCAGGTTTCTGCCACTTCCCGCGCTACACCGAGGACTACTTCAAGCAGCTCACAAGCGAGCGGCTGGTGACCAGGATCATAAAGGGATATCCGAAAGCCCAGTGGGTCAAGGATCCGAACACGAGGAACGAGGCGCTGGATTGCCGGGTTTACGCCCGCGCGGCCGCCGCAATCTTCGGCATCGAGCGTATGTCGGAGCGGCAGTGGCTGCAGATGCAGGAAGCCCTTGGAGCCGAACAAGCGAATGAACCACGGGCAACCGCCCAGATCGTCAAACCGGCGCCGCGCTTTCAGAGGCGCGTAACCCACAGCAGTTACCTGAGCAAATAGGGGCAACATGGCCATCTTCACCGAAGCTGAACGGACAGCGCTGCGCCGGGCGGTGGCGCTTGGCGTCCTGCGTGTCAATTATGGCGGCAACTCTGTCGAGTATCGCTCCCTGCAGGAGATGCGCGACATCCTCCGCCAGATGGATCTTGATCTTGATGGTGCCGCTGCACCGCGGGTGACCCGTCAGATACGACTTGATTCGGACAAGGGGGTTTGACGATGGGATTTATCCACCGCCTTTTCCGATCATCGACACCCGGGCCATCCGCCCCCTATGAAGCTGCAGGCATCGGCCGCCGCATGGTCCGCTGGATGGTGGGGATGGTAGGTCCGAACAACGCCCTTTCCTCAACGCTTGATTCCCTGCGCAATCGCGCGCGCAGTCTTGTGCGCAACAATACCTATGCCGCAGCTGCGGTTGAGCGCATTACGGCAAATACCATCGGCACCGGCATCAAGCCGCAGTCCATGGTTCAAGACGAGAATTTGAAAAACGCCATCCAGCAGCTCTGGTGGGATTGGGTCGATGAGGCTGATGCTGATGGTCTGGTAGATTTCTACGGCATGCAGGCGCTGGCCATGCGGTCCGTGGTTGCATCCGGCGAGGTCTTCATTCGGATGCGCCCGCGCTTCATGTCGGATGGGCTCTCTGTTCCGCTGCAGCTTCAGGTGCTGGAAAGCGAACAATGCCCGGTGGATAAAAATGAGGTTCTGACCTCAGGGAACATCATCCGCTGCGGTATTGAGTTCAACGCCATCGGCAAGCGGGTGGCTTACTGGATGTGGCGTTACCACCCCGGCGATACCACAGGAACAGAAAAGGGCCCGAACGAACTGGTGCGGATTCCGGCAGAGGATATCCGGCATGTTTACATTCCGCTCCGTCCCGGTCAGCTGCGCGGCGAACCGTGGCTGGTGCGTGCTCTCATCAAGCTGCGCGACCTGGACGCCTATGACGATGCCGAGCTTTTGCGCAAAAAGCTGGCCGCCATGTTCGTGGGCTTCGTCTATCGCCCCGACCCCACCGGCACACGCTTTGGAGAGAGCGATCCCGATGCTGATGGGATCTCGGAAGCATCGCTTGAGCCTGGCACGCTGCAGACACTGAATCCAGGGGAGGAGATCAAGATCACCGAGCCCGCAGATGTGGGCGGGAACTACGAGGCCTTCATGCGGCAGCAGGCGCGCATCATCGCGACTTCTGTTGGGCTTCTTTATGAGCAGCTCACCGGCGATTACAGCCAGATCAACGACCGCACCCTGCGCGCTGCCCTGCACGAGTTCCGCAGGTCGTGCCAGATGTGGCAGCACCATCTCATGGTTTTCGGCTTGTGCATGCCGGTGTGGCGGCGCTGGCTGGACATGGCCGTGCTTTCCGGCGCAATCAAGACCAAGCTGCGGGGCCGCGCGCTCTGGCAGGTGAAATGGACGCCGCAAGCTTGGCCCTACCTGCATCCGGTGCAGGATGTGCAGGCGCAGGCCATGAGCGTGCGCGCCGGCTTCAAGTCGCGCACGGAAGTGGTTTCCGAGACCGGCTACGACGCGAATGTAGTTGACCGCGAGATTGCTGCCGACAACGCCCGGGCTGATGCGATGGGACTTGTCTACGAAAGCGATGGCCGCACTACGGCTCCGGATTGGCTCGTTCCGGCATCCGATCAACAGCCTCAGGACAACCAACAGAAGGGAGGCAGCAATGCCTGATTACCCCCACCTTGCCGCGCGCCTTCTCGGCGCCCCGCTCATGATTGATGCCCGGAAGGGGAATGTCATCCTCGCCGCGCTGTCCGATCGCTTGCGGGTCGCCGCACCTTCCTCTCCCGACTCCGCCCCGGAGACGCGGAATGAAGCCACCCGCCAGAACCTTGGCGGTATCGCTGTCATCCCGGTGGTCGGAACGCTCATCAAGCGCGGTGGCTGGATGGAAGCAGCATCCGGCCTCTCAACCTATGACGATGTCGCCGCGAATATCCAGGCAGCGCTCGCCGACCCGCTCGTTTCCGGAATCCTCCTCGACATTGATTCCTGTGGCGGCGAATGCAGCGGGTGTTTCGACCTGGCCGACGAGATCTACATGGCGCGCGGAATCAAGCCCATCTGGGCGGTGGCCAACGATAGCGCATTCTCGGCGGCGTATGCCCTGGCATCCTCCGCAGAGCGCGTGTTCATCACCCGCACCGGCGGCGCCGGATCCATCGGCGTGATCGCCTGGCATGTTGACCATAGCGGTGCCAATGAGCAGGCCGGGTTGAAACCCACGCTGATCTACGCTGGCGCACACAAGGCCGACGGCTCACTGGATTTCCCGCTGGGCGATGTGGCCGCCGCCGCCATCAAGTCGGAGGTGGATCGCATCTACCAGATTTTCATCGACACCGTTGCCCGCAATCGAGGCATTTCACCAGAGGCGACCAAGGCAACGGAAGCTGGCTGCTTTTACGGCGAGAACGCCGTAGCTGTCGGCCTTGCGGATGAGGTCGGCACATTGCCGGACGCCATCCTTGCTCTTTCAACATTCATCTCACAGGGAGGAAAACCCATGCCTGAAGAAACCATCCCGGCAACCCAAGACGCCGCCGTCCAGGCGGCAGCGCCGAGGCCCGCCGGATACAGCCACGCGGAAGCCGCAGAAATTGCCCGCGCCTGCATCGAGGCAAAGCGCCCCGAAATGGCCGCGGAATTGCTCGGCGCCGGAGTTCCGATTGATGCTGCGCGCGGCAAGCTGGTCGATGTCCTGGCCGCCGCGAGCCAAAGCATCTCGAACGCCCAACAGCCCTCTGCGGGAGCCACGCCGGCACCCCGCCTCGATGCGGCTTCCATCTATGAAAGCCGGCGCAAAACCTCCAAGGGAGAATAATTATGAATGAACTCACTGAAGGCCGGTACGCCGGCGAATTCCTGCAGTCAGAGGCACCCGGCTCGCTTTCTCGCGATGCCATTGTTTTGGCTGCGGGCAACGACCTTGCCGCAGGCGCTGTCCTCGGCAAGCTGACCAAAGACACGGTGGCGGCCGCCAAGGCAAGCGGTGACGGGAATGGCACCATTACCATGGCGGAAGCCCCGCTTGGTGCCCTGGCCGAGGTTGGTGTCTATGCCCTGACCTGCCTCTCGAACTCTGCCGTCGGGACGGCGAGCGGTGCCTTTGTCGGCACGGCTGGCACGCGCGGCACCATCGGCTCGGTCACGGTTGGCTCTGGCGCTCAGATCGGCGTTTACAAGGTCACCTTCATTGAGACCGTCGAGAACCTTGGCACTTTCTCGGTGGAAGCGCCTGATGGCACCAATGTCGGAACTGGCGTGGTGGCAACTGAGTTCACCGGCGGCGGCCTGACCTTCACCATTGCCGATGGTGCAACCGATTTCGCGGCTGGCGATCAATTCGCCATCACCGTGGCTAATGCCGGTGGCGCTGGCGAATTCTCTGTCAAGACCCCGAGCGGCTACGCCCTGCCGAATCTCACGGTTGGAGCTGCTTACACGGGCGACCATATCAACCTCACGGTTGCTGATGGCTCGACTGATTGGGCCGTTGGCGCCGTGATCAATGTCACAGTTTCCGGCACCGGGGAATTCTCGGAGCTGGCACCCGCAGCGTTCGATGGTTCTCAGATCGCCGCCGGTGTTCTCTACGATGCTGTTGACGCTTCGCTGGCCGATGCGCCTGCGGTGGCCGTCGTCCGCAACGCCGAGCTGAACGCTGCCGAAATCTCCTGGCCCGACGCCATCACCGACGGCCAGAAGGCGGTTGCGCTGGCGCAGCTTTCCGCCATCAACCTCATTGCCCGATAAGGAGCAAAACCATGAACAATATTGCAGACATCTTCAATTCTGACGCGTTCAACGTTGCAAGCCTGACGGCCGCCGTCAACAGCATGCCCTATGTTCCAGGCCGCGTCGGTGCGCTGAACATCTTCGAGGAGGCCGGTGTCGCAACGACCACGGTCGCCATCGAGGAAAAGAACGGCACGCTTTCCCTGGTCCCGACCACTGCCCGCGGCGCCCCCGGCACCCCAAACCAGGTGGACAAGCGCAAAATGCGCAACCTCCGCATTCCCCACATTTGCATCACGGATACCGTCAATGCCGACGAAATCCAGAATGTGCGGCAGTTCGGTTCGGATAACGCACTGGCCGGTCCGCAGCAGGTCGTGTCCGACCGCATGGGGAGCATGGTCCCGAAAATTGATGCCACCATCGAGCACATGCGCCTCGGTGCCATTCAGGGCATCGTCTATGATTCTGATGGAACCACGCCGCTCTATAATCTGTTCACCGAGTTCAATGTCAGCCAGATCGGTGAAATCGACTTCGACCTCGATGCGGCCACCCCGAAGGCCGGTGCCCTGCGCAAGAAGTGCAGCGAAGTGCAGCGCGCCATTGAGGATGAACTGGGTGCGGCGGTCTATGACCACATCCATTGCTTCTGCAGCAGCCAGTTCTTCGATGACCTCGTGGAACACCCGGACGCCCGCAAGGCATACGAGTTGCAGAACTCCGGCGCATTCCTCGGCGCGCGCACCGCGCGCCGTACCTTCGAGATCTTCGGTATCGTGTTCGAGGAATACCGCGGTGTGGTGAACGGCGTGAAGTTCATCGCCGATGACAAAGCCCACTTCTTCCCCGTTGGCGTCCCTGGCCTGTTCAAGACCAGCTTTGCTCCGGCGGATTATGTGGAAACCGTCAACACCATCGGAATTCCGCGTTACGCCAAGCAGGCGCCGGACACTCGGTTCAACAAGTTCGTCGAGCTTGAGGTTCAGTCCAACCCGCTTTGCTACTGCACGAAGCCGAGGACGCTGATCAAGGCCAAGCGTACCTGAGCCCTCCGGGCCGCTTGAGCCTCGGGGCGGGAGTGTCACGGCTTCCGCCCCAACCTTTTCCTGAAATGGAGGAATGAATGCCTATCCCACAAATCAAGGCCCCCCTCGCTGGCCCGAACCTTTCCCCGCTTCCTGTCCTTGCTCATAATCATGCCGCTGGGCAGCGCATTGCCGTCGGTGCCACATCTGCGCAGTCGGCCCCCGTCGCTGCCGGGGTGGTCTTCCTCAAGTCCACGCGGGATTGCTTTTACAAGATCGGGGATAACCCGGTGGCGGAAAACGCGGCCGGCTCCTTCCCGCTTTCGGCCGGGGAAACCCACATCGTCATGATCACGCCGGGGCAGATGGTTGCCGCCGTGCGCGACAGCCTTGACGGTTACCTCTTCATCTCCCCCGCGGCAGAGGTCGCCTGACCATGCGCCCGTTCCCCATGATGTCCGGCAGGCCGCCGGTGCCGCGCCCGCTGCTGGATATTGACGCGCGGCAGGCAACGCTTGATGAGCGCCTGGTGTTTTCGCGCGCATCCACGGCCGGATACATGGACAGCGACGGGGTTTATAAGACCGTCGCGGTTGATGCACCGCGCATTGTGGCTGGGCAAGGTCTGCTCATTGAGGCCGGCAGCACGAACCTGATTTTGTGGGCGCGGGATTTTACAAAAGCGAACTGGGCCAAAACGAATTGCACGGCGGCCAAGGACCAGGCAGGAATTGATGGAGCAGCCAATGCTGCCAGCAGCCTGACGGCCACGGCTGATGGTGCGACCGCGATTTATTCGCTTTCGTCTGGCGCCACATCCTGGGGCTACTCGGTTTACCTGCGCCGGGTGTCCGGCACCGGCACTGTTTCCATCACCAAAGATGGCGGCACAACCTGGACGGAATGCGCACTGACCACAAGCTGGCAGCGCTTTACCTTATTGCCGACCGGGGCAAATCCTGTTGTTGGGATCCGGCTGGCAACAAGTGGGGACGTGGTTGCGGTCGATGCCGCGCAGATTGAGTATTTTGGCGGAAACAGGGTTGTTTTGCCAACATCCGCCATCATGACGGCCGGGGCTGCCCTGACACGATCGGCCGATGTGCTGACCGTGGACGTAACCGGGCTCGACCTTTCTGCCTTTTCCCTGATGGTGGACGCCATGATTCCGGTCCCGCCGCAAGGCTACCCGCAGCTGTGCGTTGTTTCCAATGGCACGGATGGAAATGCGTTTGATGTCGGAACATTTGCTCCGTCATCGTCGATATGGTTTGCGCAGTTGCAGGTTGGCGGCATTGTAAAGGCCTCATCTGCAGATGTGAATTATCCTGCAGAATATGGCGTCATATCAAGGAATGCGGTCACATTCGGGCCTGGTCGTGCGGTCCACGCTGTGAATGGCTTTATACGTCCAGCCGCCGTTGATACTCCGACATCCGTTCCGACGCCCACCATGATCAGGTTCAACGTCCGGGGCGGCGGGAGCTACAACGGCATCATGGTTTTGCAGCGGTTCCGGTTCTGGCAGGTGCCACTCCATGACGAACACTTGCGGAGGATTTCGGAATGAGGATTGTGGATCTTTATCGCGCCCAGGCTGGTGTCGATGATCTGAATGCTTCCGGTATTGTGGCCTATGTTGATACCGAAATGGATGAGATTGTAGCGGCTGACAGCCATGACCATGCCATAACGCAGCAGCCGGATGGATTTTTCCTCCGGCTTCTTTCCCCAACAGAGGAACGCGTGGCTGAACTTCGCGCCCTGGGCTGGGGCGATACCCCCCGGCAGGTGTGGCAATGAGCGGAGTTTTCGCTGCCCTGCCGAACGTGTTCCTGGGCGCTTTCGGGGAAAGCATGACCTGGACGCAGCAGGGCGGGGCTCCGGCTTCCGTCACTGGGATATTCTCCGCTCCCACCGATGTGGTGAACCTCGGCGGTGGCGAGATCGCTACGGCTGCCATCAAGGCTGACTTCCGTGAGGATGATGTTCACGGTGCCGCCCGCGGCGACACCATCACCCGCGGCACCATCCAGTACCGCGTTCTTTCCCTGTCCCGGGATGGGCGCGGCATGATCTCCATGGCGCTTGAGGTCGTCTGATGCCTGCAAAGGTTACATACAACCGGACGCTTGGGGATGAGATCGAGCGCGGTTTTACCAAGGCCAAGCTGCGGGCTGGGAAAAAGCTCAAGACCGCCGTGCTGCGGGACCAGAAGCGGCGCATCAAGCAGCAATACCCAGGCGCCGGAAAGCGTCGCCTGGATTCTGTGCGGGCGTTCATCACGCCGCATGGAAGCCATGTGGTTTTCAGTGATTATTCGCCCGGTGCATCCATCCATGAGGAAGGTGGCACGATTGGCCCGAAAAAATCCAAGTTTCTGATGGTGCGTTTCAAGGATGCCAAGACACTGGATAGCACAGGCAAGACCTTCATTCTCAACCGAAACGGGAAGAAGATCCTGATGCGCAAGATTTCCAGGGCGGTGGCAAAGCCTATTGCCGTGCTGATGCGGCGGGTAACGATCAAGGCCAAGCTTGGGTTTGAAGATACGGTTGTGCGGAATTTTCCGGCTTATGTTGATGACTTGGAAAACGAGATCATAAAAGGAATCTGATCAATGGTGGATACACCTGACAAGCGGGAAGAGATACTCTCCCGCATTGCTGACGTTCTGTCTCCGATCGGCGTGCCTGTCGAACGCAACCGGCAGCTGGAAATCCCGGAGGAAGATCTTCCGCGTATTGTCCTGAATGATGGCGGAGAAGAGATTGCTCCGCCTGGAAACACGCCGCAAGGACGCATGTTCATGCGGTGGCGCATGGAGCCGGAGATTGTCTACTACCTAAATCCATCAGATGGCGTGTCGGTCAACAAGGCCTACCAGTCTGTTCTCGATGTCATCAGGGCTGATGCAATTCTGATGGGAATGCTGGCCAGGGATGAGGGCGTGTCCTCTGTCCGGTTTGAGACTTATTACGCCACAGGCAGGACAACCCTTGCGGGATTCCGCCTCACTCTCACCCTGATTTATGACAAGTAACAAGGAGTAATCATCATGCCGCAAGCTGTCTCTCCATCCACTGACAATTATTCCATCCTGAAAGGCGAGCTTTATGCCCGCAAAAAAGGTGAAATCGGCTGGGATCATCTCGGTAACGTGCCGGAATTTACCCTGACGCTTAACGTCGAGACCGCCGAGCATTTCAGCTCCATGGCTGGTGTGAAATCGCAGGATGCGGAAATCACCACCCAGGTTGGCGGTGAAGTTTCACTGACCCTGGAAGAGATTACCAGCAAAAATCTTGCGCGGTCTTTGCTCGGCTCCACTTCGCAACTAACACAGGCGGCTCAAACCGACAAGGTTGTTCTGCTGGAAGGTGTTGAGGTTGGAAAGGCTTATGACATCGGTTACCTCAACATCACAGCTGATAGCGTATCGGCTGATGATGGAGCAGAAACAGATCCTGTTGCTTACACAGAAGGCACCAATTTCGAGCTTGATTATGCGTCCGGAATGCTGCGTGTCCTCGCCAAGCCAGACGGGGCCGGAACCGATCTTGAAATCACCTTCGATGCTGCTGCCATCGGTGTTGCCGACAATCTGAATGTGATTGCCATCCTCAAGGATACTGACCAGGAAATCAGCCTGATGTGCATTGGTAAGAATGAGGTTGGCAACAAGCAGAAAATCGAGATCCCACGCGTGAAGTTGAAGCCGTCTGGCGGTATCCCGTTCATCTCGGATGAGTTTGCCCAGCTTCCGCTCACTGGGAAATGCCTGTCGGATTCCACTAGCTCCAATTATCCGTTTGGCAAGGTTACGCCGCTGAACGGATTTGCAGGAGCCTAAGTGATGACCGGTCCCCAGCTCGCCGACATGTCGCCCCGCGTTGCCGTCCTGCGGCACTGGGGCCGGCGCGTTTCGCTGTGTCCGCTTTCGCTGGCGCAGCTTGGCGGGCTGGCGGCCCGGCATCCCTGCATGTCCGGGATTTTTACCGGGCATGATATTTTTGACAGCATGGTGGTGGGTGGCCGCCCCGTGCTGCATGAGGTGCTGGCGCTCGCCGCTGGCATGCCTGCGAAGAAGATCAGCCGCATGCACCTGCGCCCGCGCAAGCTGCTCATGGCCGTGGCTGATGTTCTTGCCATGACCATGCCGGATGCTGTGGATGATGATATGCCTTCCCGTCCTGCCGCACCATCCCGCATGCAATCGCGGGATATGTGGCCGCTGGTGGCGGCGCGCCTGGTATCCATGGGGCATCATGACCCGCTGCGTTATTCCCCGCGCCAGGCGCTCGCCTGGCTTGCGGCTGGCGAGAATACCCGCAAGGCAGACCTCAAGGACCAGGCGTCCGCGATGCTGGTGGCTTCGCGCGGCGATAAACGCGACATCCAAAAATTCATGGAGCAATAACATATGGCCAGGAAAAAGGCGCTTATCGTCGAGGTTGATGCCGATACCGACAAGGCAACGGATGCTGTCCGCAAGTTCGCGGCGGGCACCGAGGCGGTCGGAAATGCGGCGGTAGATGCGGCCGCTGATGTGGACAAGCTCGGCGCCGAGGCAGGGAAAACCGCCCAGGAGGTTGCCGAGGAAGAAAAGAAAGCCGCCAAGAAACTGGAGAATGTCTGGAAATCCCTGGGCGCGATCAGTAATGAGGAAGCAGACAACCGCCGCAAAAAGGTTGTTGACCAGTTTGACGAGATCAAGAAATCCGGAAAATACTCGGCCGAGGAAATCCAGCGCGCATGGGCGCGCGCCCAAGAGAAGCTGGACAGGATCGACGCCTCTGTCGGAAAGCAGCGTTTCAGCTGGGCGCGCCTCGCCACATCGGCCAAGGCCAGCATTGCAAAGATCACGGGTGGTCTCACCAAGATTGGATCCAGCGTTTTGCGGGTAACCCGCTTTGCCCGCAACATGGCGCTTGCCTTCACGGCCGCCGTGAGCGCGACCGGCTACGCCATTTTCCGCATCGTAAAATCCAGTGCGGAATACACCGATGAAATCGGCAAGATGTCAATCCGGACGGGCATTGCTACGGAAGCCCTGTCCGCCCTGCGCGCTGCGGCGGAGCAAAGCGACATTTCATTTCAGGAGATCGAGGTCGGTCTCAAGAAATACAACCAGGCCCTTGCCGCTTCCGGGAGGCCTGGCAAGACGGATCCATTCAAGGACATCGGCGTCAACACGCGCACGGCGAATGGCCAGCTGCGCGGCACGGTTGATATTCTCAAGGACGTTTTCGATGCCATCAAGAAAATACCGGATGCTCCCAGTCGTGTAGCGGCTGCCCTGCGCATCTTCGGTGAGCGCGGCGGAAACTCGTTCCTGACGATGATTGATCAGGGATCCAAGGGGCTGGCGGTTTATGAGGCCGCCGTGAAGCGGCTTGGTCTTGAGGTAACAGCCGACATGGCCCGGCATGGCCAGCAGTTCAATGATGCACTCGATACAATGGGTAAAGCCTGGCAGGGTGTCAAGCTGGCCATCGGCGAGAAGGTGGTGGCGCAATTCATAGACCTGTTCGGTCGCATCACGGATTCCTTGGCTGATAACCGCGACAAGATCGCGGACATCCTCGGCGGCATATCCAGCAAGTTCGTCCAGGTGTTCCAGGACATCGTGGCCATGATTCAGGGTAAGGATGGGGATGTCCAGAACAAGTGGCTGATCGACATGCGCGATCGCCTCCAGGAGATCGCCCCAAGCTGGGATGACATCAAGAGCGCGCTCGACCGTGTTGGTCCGGCCCTCAAGGCTACGGCCAATGCCATGATGACTATTGCAGACTGGGTTGGTAAAGCTGTGGATGGCGTGAAGATGTTGGGCGATGTCCTGAAATCCCCGCTGGTCAATCCGATTTCTGCATGGATGGAGCTGGATAAAAAGGCTTTTGACGTTGGCAGCGCGCTCTACAACCAGATCAAAACCGGATCGACCGACGGCACTGGCTGGAAGGGCGGTACGCTTTCGGAGCGTCTGCCAGGCGGGCAGGACCTTACCGGCACAAGCAGCGGGCAGGTTGACAACCGAAAGTTCATCCTGGCAGCCCCTGCAGGGCAAACAGTCTATGGAGTTTCATCTGAGATCATGAGCAAAGGGCAGACGTATGATGCCATGCTCACCCTGAATATCGCAGGAGAACCCCTGCTGACCGCAACCTCAAAGGATAAGCTGGATAGCTGGACACGGAAACTGACAGATGCGGAACGGCGCGCGATTACGCAGCGCGTGCCAGAATGGAGCCGATGATGACCGATACCCTTCTTGTCATTTCCGGTTGCGGGATCCCGCCCTGGTCGTGCCGTGGCGCCAGGCAAAACCTGACGCCGGATGTAGATGCGCAGATGGAGCGGGACGTCAACGGCAGCCTCAAGGACATTCCGTTGCCGGCCTCATTCCAGAAGCTGCGCACATCCATCTCCTGCGAAGATGTGGCCGCTCCGGCGTTCGGCGATCTGGTCTATGGCCAGCAGATTGTTATCTCGTGCATCCAGGAGCGAGGCATTCCAATCACGCTTGCGGCTGGTGTCGGCTCCGCCACCCTGCCGCGCGATGCCGTGGCCGGGACTGGCCGGGCCGTTGCCGCCACGGGCGCGCAGGCGAGCGCCACGCTCTCCGGCACCGGCAACCGCACGGCTGCGGTTGACTTCGGGGACGGCAGCCTTTCCGGCCAGGCGTGGATTTATTACCGCCCCATCCTGACCTGCCGCGTGGAAAACTGGACCTGCGATTTTGACGAATGGGCCGCTACCTATAACTGGTCGCTCGACGCGCGGGAGATATGATACATGGACCATCTTTATTTTGCCTGGGTTGACCCGCCGCTGGTCCCCGGGTCGGCTTCCGTCGCCTTCGATGGATCCGGCACCGGCACCATGAGCGTGGTTGCCGTGGCGTCCACCGCCATGATCGGGGATTACCGCGCCACCTGCACGGCGGCAGATGAGAACGGCGGCACATTCGCCATCAACTTTCCAGGCGGGCGCTATGCCGGCCAGGCGATTGTCGGAACAGAATTCACGGGCGGTGGCCTAACCTTCACCATCTCGGACGGCGGCACGGACTTCGTGCTGGGCGATGAGTTTACCATCACCGTGGCCTCGGCTGCTGGCGAAGCGTTCGATCCGGAAATACATGCCCGGAATGATGAAGTGGTTTTCCAGCTGGACATCGCCGAGCGCGAGGGAGAGTTCGCGGCCGCGATGGTGCGCGTCCTCACGCCTGCCTCCGGGCTGCTGGCTTCTGGCCGAAAACGCTGGGCCTACATCTCGGAGAGCAATGGCGCGGGTGGGGCCGACCTCATTTTCTGTGGGCAGGTTACCGGAACGCCGCATATGGCGGACGGCGGCACGGCGGAGCTTGAGCTGATCGCCCAGCCGCCAGGCTGGCGTGCTGCGCTCGATGCGCTGGCCACAACCCTGCGCGTCGCCCCCTATTACGATGCCCTGTTTTTTGACCTTGCTGCCCACCCCCAGCCGGAGGATGCGCTTGCGGGCCGCGCAGCGCATTACCACTGGCACCGTGCGACCGGCGCTTTGTCGCTGGTCTCGCTCACGGCGGCCACGTCCACGATTGACCTCACCGGCCTGCACGCCTGGAAATCCATGCAGATGGAAATCTCGGATGCACCGGTGCGGCGCATTGCCGTGCGTGTTGAGGCCCAGTGGACGCAGCAGGCGAGCGGAGAGACGGACATCACCTCCGCCGTGCTTTCGGCCATGGGGTCTGATCCGGCCTATGTCTCGACGCTGACCGGCACGGATTTTGCCGCCCGCTGGCCGGCGCGCGGCCAGGGAATTGGCGATGCCTCCGGCTATATCGTGTCGGATTCCAGCCTCACCGAGGTTCTGCCCGGCACGCCGTCTGGCTGCCGGTTGTGGCAGCCAGGCATCACCATCGCATCCGGAGATGTGGTTGTGCACATCGGCGACACCGTGCAGCACGCAACCGGCGCCGCCGCCCACATCGCCACGGACTGGGCTGCCGATGTCGGCAACGGCCTGCTCGGCAGCCTGACCACGGTGGACGACAGCGCGCGGCCGCTGCGCTCTTCCGCCGCTACGGTTGCCACGGCTGATTGCCAGACCGGGGCTCCGGCCACCGACCTTGCAAACGCCACCCGCACCCTGCGCATTGCCCGCGCCTGGTTTTCGCCGGAGCTTATGGTTGCGTGGGATTACCGCCAGGCCCGCACCGAGCGCATGGATGCACTGGTGGCTGCCGGCGTTCAGGAGATCACATCGGACGATGGATCCGTGGAGGTGATGGAGTTCCGCCTGGCGGACATCACGCTCGACACCACAACGGAGGCCTGGCGCACGGGCATCGAGTATGAGGTGGATGACATTGTGCGCTTTGCCGGGTTCACGTTCCGGTGCCTCCTGGCCCATACGGCCGGGGCGTATTTCGGTATTGACCGGTTCCAGGGGCGATGGATCCAGTCAATA